CGGCGTAAGGCACGAAACACAAAGAATTCATCTTTAGTACAAAAGGTATTTTTTAGTATAAAAGACACTTGCAATTGGTGAGTAAATCGGGTTTAAGGCGGTTCTCGACTTTACGGCATGCACTGGTAGCTCAGTTGGATAGAGTACCTGACTACGAATCAGGGGGTCGGGGGTTCGAATCCTCCCCAGTGCGCCATTTACTTTCAAAGCGATTTTATATTTTTCTGATATTTGCACTTGCTTGCTGCTGCCATAGTGGACTGGTATGTGGGACGAAAGAAAGCGTGGCCAAAGCCCGGACTACTGCGGATGAGAGCGGACTACGGCGGACACCATTGAATAAAAAGGGTTTTTTCTTGATATTGTTTCCAGCTTGGCCAACTTCTCTTTCGTTTCAAAAATGGCCAAAATACCCAAACGAAAGAGTCCGTGGCCAAGCCTAAAAGTGCGATAATCCTCGGTGGTATAAGGGTTTTTCTATTATTGCGTTACTTCGCAACTAGGGCCGAATTCGATTTCAGGCCTAAGTTTGCTAAGTAATTGAATAAATTAGAGAAAATAATCAATCAAAAATATAAGTTAGGCCTGTGATTTTGACAATATTGTCAACACTTACATAGTTAATTTGCCGACGATCCAGAGAACAATAAATATTGCCAGACACCAAAAAAGCACTTTTTTTGTCTTATCACTAACGGCTCCTATTACTGGAGGATTAGGATATGGTTGTCCGCAATTCTGGCAGGCTTTTGCCCCAGCAGCAACTGGATTGCTACATGATGGACATGGTTTTAAACTGGTCATAAGCTGTCCTTAATAGGTGTTTGCTGCCCACTTAATTTGCCCGATAATTCTAAAATTATCATCAGGCGGGTTTTCAATATAGAGATCATCATAAAAGTCATTGTCTGATTTCACCTGTAATCGTCCATCGGGTAGTTTTTGGATACGTTTGATGTACAGAGTATCGTCGATGCTAAATGCGTATATACCATCATTTTCTATACGTTCCACCAAATGATTGACCAAAACCAATGAGCCATCGCGAATCGTTGGCTCCATGGAGTCGCCCCGCGCAACGATAACGGACAGGTGCCGAGCAGGAACCCCGATGTGTCTTTGAAGCCAGTCTTTCCGAAAAGCTATAGGACGTGCTTGCAGTTCTTGTTCTACCAGTGTGCCATTGCCCGCAGAGGCATTAACATCAAATCTGCGCACCAACTGCAAATCAGCGCCGCCTCCAAGTCCCGGTGTTCCTTTGCCTGTAATTAGCCAATTCAAATCACAGCCCGTTGATTCTTTAATTCGGATAATTGCATCAAGTTTCGGAGGGCTTCCACCGGACAGCCAACGTTTGAATGTGGGGATAGGTACCCCTGCGTCGGCAGCAAATTTATCTTGAGTGACCCCTGCGGGTATCAATAATTTCATTCTCTGTGCTAAAGTTGTTACCATATTCTATTCCGAGTATCATTTAGTTGTTGACTAGTATCAATAACGATACTAAACAAATCACAAGTCAAATTAACTACATGACGAGGAACGAACGCAATTCGATTCTCGTCACAAGGGAAAAAGAGGATTTTATGAGTACCAATCAAAACACCGAAAGCGAGCATTGGGACAAAGAACGGGTTAAAGCCGAGCTTCGCCGCAAGGGCTTCACTCTAGCTTCACTAGCTCGCATCCACGGCAAGGGCCGCACTTACTTTTCCCTCGTGCTAATTTATCCATTACGCAAGGGTGAAAAGATTATCGCCGATATTCTCGGTGTGCATCCCTCCGAAATATGGCCCGCTCGCTACGGGTCAGACGGGCGTCCTCATCAAGGCCGCTTCCTTCCTGAAAACGATGGTCTTGCAAAAGAGGCCGCTCGTCAAGCCCGATGTTCTGCCGAAAACACAGGAGATGCATCATGAGTATCACTATTACCAACCGCGCATTTAGACGCCGCATTATCCCTGTAAATGACAATTTTACAATCGACACTTCGGTTATCGAAGTTAAGTGCGAGGACGGGCTGTGGTATCTATTGATTTCTACACGTGGCAATCCTGAATATTTTACGCCTGAACAGGCGGATTATATCATCAATGGACTGGAAAAAGACCCTCAGCCACACACCCTACCAGTGCTCGAGGCGCTTCAATACAGTGCCTATCGTTGCCGCATGTTTAATGGGGGGATGCGGGCATGAAAGAACCTGTGAAACAACGCGCCGAGGGCAAGCGTCATATGGGCGCAAGAAACCGTACTAACAAAAACCGTGACCGTGAATTGGCGTGGGAAATAGCTGACCGCCGCCACGACGTAAAATTACGACGGGCAGCGCGGAGGGCAAGTTCATGAAGCCGTATATGACAGCGCAGGAAATTGTAGATTCGGGTCTATCTGGTTTGCCTAAAAAAGTTAATGGTCTAACCAGAATGGCCAAGCGAGAAAACTGGCCATCCCAACCACGGGAAGGTCGCGGCGGTGGCCGAGAATATGCCGTCCACGCATTACCACAGGTCGCGCTTTCAGAGCTGGCTTTTCGGGCAGTTGAAATAGCCGCCGAAAAGCAAAAACAGGATGATGCACCGCTTGACCCATATGGCGCACCAAAATCATCGGCCCGTGCATGTATCTTGAGAATTTCGAACCAGTTTATAGAAATCACGGGCTTGTCGCAGGGTGTTGCAAGCAAGTAGAGCGCTATAATGAGAAAACCCTGAATGTACTGCCTTGGATATTAAGATATTTTCCTAAACTTTCCGCTCGCTCTTTACGGCGCTGGAAACTGACTTCTGATAAGCACGGCACTGACGCTTTGGTAGACAAACAACGCGGGCCAAAGGGCTCGTCTTTGTGGGATACTAACGCCGAACTTCGCGAGTACGTCATAGCCCAAATAGCGGGCAAGCCGCATGTAGTTTGCGAGTCGCTCCATAAAGGTGTGTTGGCAAATATTGAAAACCCGCCGTCCCTGCGTTCACTTCAAATGTATGTTAAAAAATACCGGAATGAAAATTCATCCGCACTGCTCTATGCGGCCAATCCTGATCAATGGAAATCACACCGCAGAGCAGCCTTTGGCTCGATGTCTGCAGACATACTCCGGCTCAATCAAAAATGGGAAATTGACGGCACTATTGCGGATGTTCAATGTCAGACTGACAACGGTACTTTAACCAGATATTCTCTGGTCGCTTTAATCGATGTTTTCTCGCGCCGCTCCAAGGTGTTGGTGACACTTCAACCAAGCGCCATCGCCACCGCAGCATGTTTGCGCACAGCCATTATTGATTGGGGCCTGCCTGAACGCCTGAAGGCTGATAACGGTAAAGATTACACGGCGGCGCATGTTGAACGCATTGCGTCAGATTTAGGCTTTGCTCTTGACTATTGCACGCCGTTTTCACCGGAGCAAAAACCACATGTTGAACGCTTCTTTGGCACATTGACGCGCGAGCTGTTTGAGGTGCTTCCCGGCTTCGTCGGTCACAGCGTTGCAGACCAGCAAGCCCTCCGCGCTCGCAAAAGTATGGGCCAGCGTTTTGGGGCATCAAAAACAGCGACATTTACCCTCACTGCAGCCGAGCTCCAAATCGTTATCAATGACTGGTTAGAAAATACATATGAACTTCGGGTTCACAGCGGCATAAAAACGACACCATATCAGAAAGCTTTGGACGGTCGTGCGCGTAGAATCAAAGACGAACGAGCGCTTGATTTATTGCTTGCTCCGGCCCCCGGTCAAGACGGTGTGCGTATGGTTCAGAAAAAAGGCGTTTCTGTCTTTAATCACTGGTACATTTCTGCCGAGCTTGGCGGTCTGGTTGGCTCGCGCGTTTCGGTTCGCATTGACCCTGAAAACGAAGCCCGTGTGGTTATATATTCTGCGGATACCAGAGAGTTTATTTGCACCGCCGAAGACCCGACTATGACGGGTGCAGATATGCGCGATATCGCTCTTCGTGCAAGGCAAACGCAGACCCGCGAACTGAAGAAGTTACGCGACCAACAAAAAGCGGCAACTGCCGTTCATAATCCCGACAAACTGGCCTCGGATATTTTAGGCCACGCTGCAGAAAAAGCCAGCAAGGTGGCAGCAATCCGCGCACCGTATGTAGATATTACCCCAGCATCTATAGAGCGTGAGCGCGAAGCGGCGGCGGCTCTGGACAACCCCAATCCAGAGCCCGCCCCGCTAACTGATGAACAGGTGGCCAAGGCTAAGGTGAACCTTGTGGAGATTACTTACAAGCCAACCCCGTCATTTACAGTTTGGCCATCCGATCCATTGGAGCGCCCGCAGTTTGCTATGAGTGAACAGGGTGATTTTGATTTCTGGAAATGGGCAACTAATTTGCAAAAACTTGGCCTCCTCGACGACGAAACCACACTGGAGCTGGCAGAGTTGGAATCCGAACTACACTTTGCCCTCGTGCTTGAGAGCAAGGGCTTAAAGCCCAAAAATACATATAAAAAACTGGGAGTAATATTATGAAGACAGGCGTTTATTGTGCTGACATAACCAATGTGCAGCGTTTCACAACGGGAGTTGAGACACTCGCTGGCCGTGGTGCCGAGGAAGCATCTTGGCTTTTGATTGAGGGTGACCCCGGTCTAGGTAAAACCAGAGCTTTACAATGGTATTCTGTCCAGCAAAACGCGGTTCTCATCCGTGCAAAAGCAGGATGGACAATCCCTTGGATGCTTAAGGATATCTGTGAGGGTTTGGACTTACAGGCCGCACACAGCTCAACAAAAATGTTTGACCAAATTATCAATGAAGTGGTGATGAAAAACCCCATCTTGATCATCGACGAAATTGACCATGCAGCTCGTAAAATCAAGACACTGGAAACCCTGCGCGACTTAACCGATATGTCGCAGCTCACCTTAATCGTGGCTGGTATGAAGGGCATTCGTCAGAAGTTAAAGGCCCATAAACAGGTCTATAACAGGATTGCCGATGTGGTGGAGTTTCAGGCTGCCACAATAGAGGACGTACGCACATTGTGTAACCAACTGTCCGAGGTTGAAATAGCTGACGATTTGGTAGTTAGGATTCACGCAGAGACAGGCGGTATTTTTAGAGAAATTTTAAATTCTATTGCCCGCGTCGAACAGGCAAGCCGCCGCAACCGTGGCAGCACAATCACAGCAAAAATGGTCGAAGCCATACCACTTACCAATGATGGGCTTGCCCGAAAAATTGGCAAAGGCCGGAGGGCCGCATAATGACCAAGCTGGCGGGCCTCACACAAATGACAGTCCTAAATCAGCTGGTTAAAGCCAGCGACGAAGGTGTGCATTGCCTTACTCTCGACGAGTTAGCGGATATGATCCAACACCCTCGCAGGATTATCGTCAAGCGCATGCAGGCTCTTATGGGTAATGGTTATGCCAGAACTGTACGCATTGGTTGCTATGCCGTTACACCGCAGGGATATAAGCGTCAGATGGACGGCGGTGATATGGTCAGCGGCCCTCGCAAAGGTGTCACAGGTCGTGCGCAACCAATTCACAATGCTACATTACGAGCACGGGTTTGGCGGGCATTTCGTGTTAACCCACAATCTACAAAAGCAGGCCTGCTACAACTTGCCAGCCGCCCCGAAGATGATGGCAAAACCACATCCGCTATAAAACTGATCAACCAGCTTTGCCGAGCCGGTTATGCAATAAAAATGCCGCTGCGCATTAAACCAACCCGTCAATGCTCTGGCGGCGAAGTTATTTATTATCTGGTGAAAAATACTGGCCCGAAATGTCCCATTGAGCGGCTGATCAAGCCCACAGGAGTTCGTGGTTTGTATGACCACAACACGGAAGAATTTACGCCTTACGGTCAACCTCAAGCCCGTCCCAAAGCTGTGCGAGCATCAGCATGAGAGGTACGTTGACATTGACATTCAGAACCAAGGCCGAGTGTGCTTATGGTTCAGATTGCCCGAAGTGGATACTGGCGCTTGCTGATGCCTGCGACGCTGCAGGGTTTGTAAAACCCGTCGCTGCTCGCATAGGATACTCCCACAGTGCAGTGAGCGCAGTAATTAACCGTTCCTATACGGGTCGCACGGAACGCGTCGAGGAGGCCGTAGTATCCTGTCTCATGAGCGGCAAAGTCCAATGCCCGGTATTAAGTGAGATTACATCGGAGCGCTGCCACAATATTCAGAGCCGCAAGACGCTGCGAGCAACCGACCCGTCTGCAGTGAAGCTCTGGCGGGCCTGTAATAGCACCTGCCCAAATAAGCGGGGCGGCTAATGGCCATAGATTTAAACAATATCACTGCCTTTGATTATCTTGAGGCTGCCCGGCGTCTCAATCTGATCATGCGGGCCAAAGCCAAGACGGGAAAGATGACGACGGCATGGTTCATCGACATGACTAAAGCCCAAGCCCGTAACTTCGAGTTTATCGAGGGTCTACTCACCAATGAAATTGCCGAGCGAAATGATGTCCCCGAGGCATTTATCAAAGAGCTCGACCGTAAGATTGATGCTGAACTGCAAAAGCAAGACGGCTCCCGCATCAAAACCAGCACGGGAAATCTTGTGCATGTGAACTTTGGCAGACGTCCAAACACAGGAGACCGTGATGAGTAAGAAAGTCACAGTAGACGGACTTGAAGGTGAATGGCGGCTTGTTGTTGACATTAATACTACTGACCAGCCTCGGTATTTGGTGGAAAATACAGACAATGGAATGCTGCTAATCACCGAAATTTTGAACGGCGATTACAGTCGCGTTGCCGGGCCGTTCACAGCCCAAGAGGCATTTCAGGGAGCTGTGGACATATTGTCTGGCCGCACTCCACTCGGCAGCGTCACAGCGGCCATGCAATCAATTGCCGCTGGTTTGATGTGGTTTCTCGCTGACTACGACCTCAATCAACAAAAAAAATTAAAAACCAAACCAAAAATTAGGAAAAAACATGACCAAAAAACATAAAATCACAGTGACGGTACCACAGTCATCCGCAGAGGCTGAAGCCGCTTTACGCGCACTTGGTAAGGCACGTATTGCCGTTGAGGAAATTGATACGCAGCTAAAGGCGGACAGCCAAAAGCTTAAGCAAGATGCAGGCGATGCAGCCGCACCATTTGCTACGGATATTGAGAAACTTGAAGCGGGTCTGACCTCATATGCTGAAGCGCACAGGTCTGCACTGACAAATAAAAATAAAAGCAAAACTGGCAAGATGGTCGCTGGTTATTTTGAATGGCGGAACTTGCCTGACAAAGTTTCGACCAAAGGTGTACCCGATATTATCGCGGCGATTAAAGCTGTCCTTGCAGAGCTTCGCGGGGCCAAGGTCAAAGCTGATATCGAGAAGCGAGAAAAATTACAGCAGTTTGTAAATGTCAGTTTGTCACTCAACAAACCAGCCATGCTTGCTGAACCGGTTCTGGCCAAAAGTTTTGACGGCGTCACTATCGGCAGTGACGGCGAGCGGCTTGAAATCCATATCCACGAAAACTCACTCAAAGATTAACTATGGCGGCTTTCCCTCAACCAGACATGCCTGACCAAAGAGGTTGGGATGATGTGCACAAAAAAGTCGCGGCCAATGATGCCAAGCGACGCGCAAAGGCTCTGGTTGGGGCTGCTCGCTGCCGGGACTTGAGAGCATTGAGAATTAAGAAAAAAGAAGTTCCGGCGTATTCTGTCGTGGTTTCCGTAACCAGAGGCACGAGAGGTCGCAAGCGCGATGTCGCATGTGTTTTGACATTCATTCACCACGCAGCCGCCAAGAGTTTTGTTCACGAAGCCCAAAAAATAAGAGCCGCAAGATGTTCCACATAAACAAGGATTTTTAAGATGACGTACAAACCTCGCATGCCACATGCTGACGAACCGTTCTTTCTAGTGCTTGGTCGCGACGAGAAAGCGGCCTGCATAGCACGGCTCTATGGCTATTTAGAAATGGGTCAAATCGACATGGCCAAGCGTGAGCTCGATTCAGCCATATCCGTTGTCAACCAAAATGCGCCAAAACCGCCGCATCACCCAAAAGTCAGGTCGTGTTTTAACACAGCCGATCAACTGGACGAATATTATCGTGGCCAAGCTATGAAACAGGTGATTGGTTAATGCCCCGCTCTTCAAACCGCTCCGCTGCCGTTGTCCAGCAACGCACCATGCCTCATGATAGCTTGGATTTTTTCCCAACACCGCCGTGGGCAACACGGGCGCTGTTCTTCGCACTCAAACTGAACAGTTTTAAGTTTGACAACAAATCGGTGTGGGAACCGGGCTGTGGACGTGGTGATATGAGCCGAGTTTTACACGATTATTTTGACGAGGTTTATTCCAGCGACATTCACGATTATGGTTACGGCGATGTGCAGGACTTCCTATTCAACGGTGTTGATTATGATCCAACCTGCATTGTCGCCAATCCACCGTTTAATTTAGCCCAAGCATTCATTTTTAAGGCACTTGAACGAGCCAGCGATATGGTGGCTATCTTTGCCCGCTCCGCGCTGGCCGAAGGTAAAACCCGTTATTTGGAATTATACAATCCCATCCCGCCTGCTTTGATTTTACAATTCACACAACGTGTCAGCTGTGTTCCGGGACGGCTTGACCCGAAGGCCAGTCTGCCAACCGCATATAGCTGGTATATTTGGCGCAAAGGAAATTTAACTTCCAAAACCCAATTTGCATGGATACCACCGTGCCGCAAAAACTTGGAAATGCCGGGTGATTATCCAGACCAAGAACAAGTAGAGCCGCCTGAACCTATGCCCATGTTTGCAGAACAGGTCGCCTGACCATGCCAAGGAGCGGAGATCTGTTTGGTGTTGATACTGACCCCGATGTGATGGCCGCCCGCCAAGAATACGACCGCCGATTTAAGCTGAACAAAACGGCAAGGATTGGCACCAAGATGAAGAGACAGGCTGAGTTGGAAGTGGCTTGCGACACACTTTTAAAGGCCGAATTGACAGCCGCAAAACGAATAAAGGAAATGATGCAATGAGCACTGAACGCAAGAAAACCCAGAAACTCAAAGACCTTCGGAAAGAGGCGACATTGCTCCGCGCCAATGCGGCCACCTGCCGTAAGCGCCATCCTGCGGAAGCTGCCCGCAAAGAAAATGAAGCCCGGAAAATTGAAAAGAAAATAGCGAGAATGACATGAGTCAAAATATGTTGATCAACTTTCAAGATACTGGCCAAGATTTTTTAGAATGGATTGTGTCAGAAAACGGCGAGGTATTAGCTTGTGCCCCATTTCAAGCTTTTCATTGGGTTGGTAGAAAGGTGCTTGCCGCCCATATGGTGGATGGCAATTTGTGTTTGATTTTGAATGCTGGTGATGGGGTGGGCGAGTATAACTTAAAACATGCTGTTGCCTCAATAGTTGAGACTGACCGTGTAGATTTTTCTGAACAGGCAGTAGCATCATGAGGGGCGCACAGGTAGTTACTTTCGCTGATGCAACAATCTGTATTGATGGCGAACGGTTTTACGGCCAGCTCACGTTTTGGAAAAAATCGTCTGAATATTTTTGGTCTTTTGTAGCTGAATATTACCAAAACCGAGAGCTTACTGAAGTGAAACTTAATAGTAGCGCACATGCTACGCAAATACTTGCAGTCAAAAACGCCGAAAATCTCGGGTTCCAATTAAACGAGGATGAGGCATGAGCGCCGCAGTCTACCGCCGCCTGTACGGGGCAAAAAAAGAATACGGCGTTCCTGACGATATTTTCAAAGCTATCCTGCTTGGTCAAGTCGGCAGCGAGAGCGCCAAAGGCATTACGTGGGCTGGAACCGATGCCTGCATAGCAGAGTTTAAAAAACACAATCCCGGTGCAGCTCTGCGTAAGGAGCAAGGCAAACCGGAACCCAAGCCCAAACCTGATAACTGGCGCAAGCCTGCAACCAGCCGTCATGCCCGCAAGGTCTATGTACTGTGGGGCATCCTGCGCCGTCACGGCAAAGTAGAGGCGCGGTACCCTGATGCCTATGTCAAGCGTATGACGGATATAGACCGCGCAGATTTCCTGACACCCGCGAAATCCAACATTGTTATCGAAGGCTTGAAAGACTGGATTGAACGAGAGGGGCTGGTGGGTGAACTTAGGTAGGATTGATAATTCCCCAACCATCTTTGACAGATTGGTAGAAGCTGCAGGCGTTGCGGCTGCTGTTGCGCTGTGTAAAAAACGTGGTGGCCGTGAAGTTACAATCCCCCATAAAGCGCATGGTTCTATTCTTGCCGACATTGTTGGCGTTGATGCTGCTGAAAAAATAAAAGACGAGTTTGGTGTCTGTCGACTGGTTGTACCATTTGGCCCCTACGGCGGCGCACAAGGTCGCCGCACAATTGCCATAGAGGCTTTGCGCGACGGTGCCAGTGTAAGTCAGGCGGCTTTACAAAGCGGTGTGCATATGCGTAGTGTTAAGCGGTTTAAGGCTGATCTCGACGGTGCATCACAACACCATCCTGATTTGTTTGATTAATACGTGGTGACACCTGTCACCGTTTATTACTCTCAGCTCTTTGTCTAAATCTTGGACACGATCCAAGCACTAGATACAGAGCCGACCATGAAATTATCAGCAGCCGGAATTTCCCTACTCACCACACTTGAGGGCAAGCGTTCAAAACCATACCTAGACGCCGTAGGGCTGTGGTCAAATGGCATTGGACATTTATACACTAATCAGCTGGTTGGCCGTACTGATGCGCCGTGGAGTGATGCTAAAATCATGCAGACACTGCGCAATGACCTATATCAGTTCGAAACCACCGTTATGGATGCCTGCTTGAGTGGTGGCTTAAAACCCTCTCAATCACAGTTTGACGGCATGGTTCTGCTGGCTTTCAATATCGGTCATAAGGGTTTTACTAATTCCACAGTCCTGCGCCGTTTTCTGAACCGGGACAATGCAGGCGCGGCCAGTGCGTTTTTATTGTGGAACAAAATCACCATAAACGGCAAAAAGGTTGCCAGTCGTGCGCTGGAAGCTCGGCGTATTGCCGAGAGCCGAGTATTTTTGCACGGCTATTACGACGCTACACCGTACAACTCCCTTGACGATGACGAGAAACTGAAAGCCTTGATCATTCCAAGAAACACCTATGATCACCCGACACAAATTGTCCCGTCTGAAAGTGAAGCGAGGCCGGACTTAAATAACAGCCGCACAATGAAAGCGTCTGTATTGGGGCAAGCTGGCTCCGGCTTGGCTGCTGCATCTGCCACGGCGGGTATCGTCAAGTCTATCGCTGACCAAACCAAGGCAGCAGCCGATAGTGCAGGTGATGCTGTACGCTCGGTTAATGATGCCGCGCAAGCCACAGGTGATGTTGCTGGCTTGTTATCAAACACATCCTTTTGGATTTATGGGGCTGTCGGCGTGGGTGCGCTGATTGCCATTACTGCATTTATTTCGGTGCGACGTGCGCGCCGAGATGACTGGCAACGAGGGTGGCGCTGATGTCTGTGTTGCTCGCTTGGATCGCGGCTCCGTTCAGACGTGTTGGCGGCACCCTTGTTGCTTGGGGTTTACTTATCGGTGCCTTAATTTTGGCACTCGCAGGCTTCAAGCGCAAAAGTGAACGCAAGGGTCGACGTGAAGAACGGGAAAAAAATGAACGTGTCCAATTACGGCAGGCACTTAAAGAAGGAAAGAAGCATGCAAAAATTACTAACGCGATGCACGAAGCCAATGTTGATGGCCCTCATAGTGCCGACGATGTACTTGAGCGGATGCGTAACGCCGAAGACGACTGAACCTGTTGTCGTCAAGGAGTTTGTTTGCCCGCCGTTGGAAAAGTGGAGCGCGGAATCTCAAAGGCGTGCCGCTGAAGACTTGGCGTTTTTGCCGAAGTCTAGCCCGGTCTTTGATTTGTTGGCCTCGGCATATCGCCTGCGCGATGAGGTGCAGGCCTGCAACGACAACAGCGAAGGTGATGGGGAGCCAACATCATGATGCCCAATGTCATTATGCAAGCAGCTGAACCATGGCTTGGCTTGGACTGGAAAGTTATCGGTATTTTTGTGGGCATTTTACTTGCTGTCATCGGCGGCATGTTGAGCTTGTTGTACAAACTGATCGTCAGCACTTTTTCTGCGCACGTTAAATTGTTTGAAGAGAAATTGAAATCTACAGCGCAAAAATTTCAAGCAGCCGTTCATAATAATTCAGCCGTCGATAGCTTGCACATGAAACAGATTCAGGCGGACTATAAACGCATGCAGGAAAAGCATGATGATCTGGAAAAAGACTTCAGAAAACACCTCGCTGATTTACCCCGTGAATTTGTCCAGCGCATTGATTGGATACGTGAGTTTAACAAGGTCGACGCGAAGCTTGATGCCATTTGGAAGAAAGTATCTGAAACCCGAGAAGACGTTGCAAAAAAAGGAACTGCAAAATGAGTGAACATTTACACCTCGCCGACGCTCGGCGTAAAAACATTCGTTGGCGCATTTTGGCGGTTTGCGATTCATCCCGTGATATTAGACTGGATGAACAATTATTACTGCAGGTGCTGAGTGACACTGACTTAGATGTCTCTCCTGCAGAGCTTCGCAAGGAGACCAGCTTCCTTGAGAAAAAGGGGTTGATCAATATCGATAAAGACAAGGGTCGCCATTTGTTGGGAATTACAGCATATGGCACGGAGTTTGTTGAGTATGATGCCGCCGCCATTAAGTCGATTGGCCGTCCACAAAAATATTTCTAGATATGCCACAAGTTTCCAAAATGGACAGCCTGCCGGAAGATATCCGCGTACAGCTAAATGCCAAAATTAAAGCCAATGGTTTTGGTGGCTATGAGGCATTGGCCGAGTGGCTGACCAGAGAAGGCTGTGCAATTGGAAAAACCACTGTGGCCAAATATGGCAAGCAGTTCAAAGACCGTCTAGAGCGCCTGCGGGATGCTACCCAACAGGCTAAGTTTCTCGCGGATGAATTTCCTGATGATGACGGCTCTATGAACGACGCGTTATTGCGCGACTATCAAGCCAAGCTTTTTACGGCCATGCAAGATTTGAAAATTGATGCAGAAAATTTAGACATAAATAAACTTGGGAAAATCATAGCTGATTTATCCCGCGCGTCAGTTAGCCAGAAAAAGTTTGCCAAAGAAATCCGCGCTGAAGCTCGGGCAGCAGCTGCAGAGGATGCTGCCGAAGCGGCAACTGCTCAAGGTTATTCACAAGCGTCCGTCGATTTTATCCGCAAGAAAGTGTTGGGGCAGGAGTAATATGTCCACTGCCTTTCATCCATTCAATGTTGAAAATGCTGAAGCGCTCGAGGAGGCTGATCTCCCGCGCGGTAATCTCTTGCTTGGATATCAAAACCGCCTCCTGACAACAGTCTCGAAAAGTGCATTGGTTGTGGTCGAGAAGTCCCGACGTATCGGTGCGACTTGGGCGCTGGCAGCTGATGCTGTTTTAAGAGCGGGCGCAAGACGGTCTGTGGGCGGCATGAATGTCATGTACATTTCCTATGCCATGGATATGACGCGTGAATTTGTCGAGGCCTGCGCAATGTTTGCACGGATATTTGACCAAGGTCTATCCAACATTGAAGAGTTCTTGTTCAAAGATGATGACCCCGACAACGAGATAAACGCTTTTAGGATATCCTTTGCGTCCGGTTTTAAAATACAAGCACTGTCCAGCGCCCCGCGTTCCATCCGGGGCAAACAAGGTCTGATCATTATCGATGAAGCCGCTTTTGTTGATAACCTGAACGAGCTGGTCAAAGCAGCTATGGCCATGCGGATGTGGGGTGGCAGAATTGTTGTCATCTCTACCCATAACGGTATTGACAATACCTTTAATCGGCTCCTTGACGATGTCCGGGCTGGCAAACGAAAAGGGCTGGCCGTAAAAATTACATTCCAAGATGCTATTGACGATGGTCTCTATGAGCGCATCAAACTGATGACCAAAGGACAGTCTGATTTTCCTGAAACTTTGGAAGCGTTTGTTGAGGATATGTATGGTTTTTACGGCAAAGACGCTGACGAAGAACTTGATGTCATTCCGTCGGCTGGCGGTGGTTCATGGATTAAACCTTCTGATGTATCCATAGCCACGATGTCTGATGAAATCATTGGGCCCCATAACTACCAAGGCGGGTTTTGTTATGTGGGGTGGGATGTTGCCCGCAAAAAAGACCTATCTGTAATATCTGTTTTTGAGGATGTTAACGGGGTGTTGGTACAGCGCGAAATTATCGTCATGGATAATTGGAAATTTTCAGCTCAATATAAAGAATTCGACCGGGTAATGAATCGGTACCGCGTAGTGCGCGCCGGGCTTGATCAAACAGGCATGGGACTGCCTGTATTAGAGGCAGTACAAGAAACACACGGCGAAGCCCGTGTGCACGGTATTAGTTTTTCAGTAACATCCAAACTGGAAATGGCAACCGAATACCGTGAGCGGTTTGAAGACCAAGCCATACATATCGCTAAAGATGGAAACCTGCGCTCAGACATTCTTGCAATCAAAAAATCAGGCGGGTCAAGTGGCGTCCCAGTATTTGCAAATGATAATAATACAGATGGCCACGCTGACAGGTTTTGGTCAGGGGCTTTGGCGGCGACAATGGCTAAAACTGGTTATGAAGAATTCGCCTATCATCCTGCAGGCCGGGGCTCTGGTCGGGATGATGGTTGGGGTCGGGATAGAGACGACGGATTTCGCCGGGTGCGCACCACATCCGGCATGCGCGGCATGAGAGGAACTTACTGATGGCTAAAAAACCGGAACTTGTTGCCAGCGATGGCATAACACCTTTGCGCCGTCCAACGGCCAAGCAACTTAAAAAACGTGTGGTCACCAAAGGCGGTGGCCGTGAATTGTGGCAAGCCTCTGTTGGCTCGGTTACGCCGAGCAGATTAAGCCAAATTCTGCGCCGCCATGCAGCTGGTGATTTAGACGACTTCCTTACCTTTGCAGAAGAGATGGAAGAAAAGAGCCAACATTATGGCTCGGTACTTGGCACACGAAAACGCAAGCTTGAGGGATTAGAGTTTTCTATTGTTGCCGCTAGTGACGAAAAAGCTGATCAGGAGATTGCCCAAGCCTGTTCGGATATCATTCGCGGTGATGGTTTTATCGAACTGGTTCAAGATTTGCTGGATGCGCTCGGTAAAGGCTTTGCTGTGGTCAACCAGATTTGGGACACCGAGGGAGCCAACAGTGCGACTCCTTGGGTGCCTGTGGCGTGGGAACGCCAAGACCCGCGCCTTTTCCAGTTAGACCCGAGCGGTCGAGGTTTGCGGATTAAAGACAGAAATACCCGCGACGGCCTGCCGTTGGAGCCGTTTAAATATATCACCCATTTCTCGAAGCTGAAATCTGGTGCACCACACCGCGCCGCTCTGGCTCGTGCTTGTGCATGGCCATATATGTTCGAAAATTTCACGGCTAAAGACTGGGTGGGATTTGTCGAAACATATGGTCAGCCATTTCGGGTTGGTAAATATGGCCCTAATGCATCCGATGAGGATGTGGCCACACTTGTCCGTGCATTACAAAACCTCGGTACCGACGCCGCCGCTGCTATCCCGCAGTCCATGTTGATTGAATTTGTTAGTGCAGCTGGTAACTCAAGCGGGGATGTGTTCAAGGATTTGGCTAAATATTGCCAGCATCTGATATCAAAATCAGTGCTTGGTCAAACCATGACGACGGACGACGGTTCGAGCAATGCCCAGTCCAATACCCATAATGAAGTGCGCCACGACATAACTCGATCTGATGCTCGCCGCATATGTTCTACAATTATGCGTTTCGTCCTGAAGCCGTTTATTGATTTGAACTTTGGTCGCCAAGTCCGCTATCCACTTATGGTGTCCCCGGTTCTTAGCCCGGAAGATTTAAAAGTTTTAATTGGGGTCGTAAAAGGCCTCGTCGAACTGGGCTTGCCCGTGTCTGAAAATTGGGCGTATTTGCGGTTTGGCATTCAAAGACCTGCAAACGGCGACAAGCTACTGGTTCCTGCTGTGCAACCCAATGCCAGTCCGGCAAAGGCTTCGCGCAGTATCGCAATGGCAGCTGCCAATGGCTCACCAGACGCAGAGGAAATTATTGATGATATTGTTGATGGCTCTCTTGATGGTTGGGAGAAAGTTAGCGACGGTCTACTGACAGGTTCGTTGGACGCCATAGATGAAGCAGAAACCTATGAAGACGCTATCCTTGCTTTGGCATCACGGTACCCGGATGCAGACCCGTCTGCTCTGGCGACAACCTTACGCTCTGCACAGGCCGCCGCCCGTGGCGCTGGCGATGCGACAGATTAGGTGATAACGTGGATGGCTATGATTTCAAACCCAAGCCGCCCAGAGCGGTCACAGACTATCTGAAGAACAAAGGTCTTAAGCCTTCTTTTAGTTGGCTCGACGTTTGGGCTGAAGAACATGCCTTTGCTTTTACCGTCGCCAAGGCCACACAAATCAATGTGCTGACAGATATCCGCGAGGAGCTGCAACGCGCACTCGACGACGGCCTGCCTTACAGCGAGTTTCAAAAGCAGCTTAAGCCCCGCTTAAAGGCGCGTGGATGGTGGGGCACCAAAAATGTGGTTGACCCGGACACAGGCAAGAAAGTCAAAGCCCGTCTCGGGTCGCCGCGTCGTCTGCAGGCAATATACTCGGCCAATGTCCGCACGGCCAGAGCAGCTGGACAATGGGAGCGCATACAAAACAACAAGGATGTGCTGCCATATATTATTTATCAACTCGGCCCTTCAGAAGTCCACAGACCACTCCATGCAAATAAACAGGGTATTATTTTGCCCGCCGATGATCCGTTCTGGATTGAGTGGTTTGCGCCCAACGGCTGGGGCTGCAAATGTCACCACAGATCAGTGAGTGGCCGCGAGGCCAAAAGGCTTGGTTATTCTGGGCAACCGGCTCCGAAAATTCCGCGTGATAAACACATCAATAAACGCACAGGCGAAGTGACCGAAGTGCCGCGCGGTATTGACCCCGGCTGGCACACTAATCCGGGCTTGTCCCGGCAAAAGAATATAGAGAACTTTTTGGCAGAGGCTGTGGATACTGCGCCTCTTGATTTAGCGCGGGTGGCAGTGGCCGACTTGATGCGCGACAGCGAGTTCAAAGCCCACTTACTTGGTGAACGTCTATTATTCTCTATCCCGGTTGCCGTTCTGCCGGAAGATTTGGCAGCACTAACTGGCGCAAAAACCAAAGCCATTAGAGTATCGGCTGAAACCGCCCGCAAGCACAATCCAAAGACAGGGTCGTATCCACCACCTGAACTTTGGCTGAAAATTTTAGAGACGATTGAAACTGCTGATTTGTACATGGATGCATCCCGCCCTGGTCATATGACGTTTCAGTTTTTAAATGATGAGGATGGGCGTTGGTACAGATATGTGATCAAGCTGACAAAAGATTTGCGCGAGATCTATCTGACAACATTTCACACCCTGCCAAGCGACCGTCCAAATCGGCCTCCGCGCGGTGTAAAAATTAAACGTAAGGGTAATTAAGAGACCGGGCGGGTCGGCAACCCCGCGCTGTTCAAGACAGGCTGACCGAATTGCTCCGGGCTCTGCGTTCATCCTAGCGCACATTTCACACCAAAAGCAAACATTTTCCCGAAAACGACTATTTCTGGGGTCAGAGACCCCGTGCGTTAACAAAAAACGGCTCTCTCGTCGCCGTTAACGGGGGCGTTAACGGGGGGTGACAGTTTTTTGGGGGCTTGACACCACAGCGCTAGCCGTGCCCTATAGGCGAGCCCCTACGGCGATTTCCCAAATTTCTGGTTTCATGGTCTCACAGCCTTTTCGCACGGTGACAACTGTCACCGTTTATTCAGGGTTTAGGATTTGGTCTAAAAGGGCCATGACAACAGCGGCACGCAAATCCAAATATAAAGCTATGGGGAAATCCAAGCCTTTTATGCTTCCGGCAATCGCGCTTACCAAATCAGGTGATGACGAAGTTATTGTTCCCGAGTGGATTAAGTTGTTTGACGAAGGTCATTTGACAACTAACGATAATCGGGAATGGTTTAATACCAAGCCGGATGAATTTATTGCCGCGACATCTGCGCTTAAACTTGAGCCGCCAGTTGATGTAAATCATAACATAGAACACGGCGCGAGTGACCCGGCTATGGGTTGGGTCAAAAAGCTCGAAAATCGGTCAGGCGAAATTTGGGCCTATGTCGAGTGGACAGGCCGAGGGCATACAGCGGTGGCTAATAAAGAGTACCGCTATGTCTCACCGTCCTTTGCTTACGATAGTCGCACTCTTGAAATACTACATCTCGAATCTTTGGCTTTGGTCAATAAGCCAGCCTTTTCACTTCCCGCTCTGACCAGCCGGAACCCCAAAGCGGCACAAACCGCATTCACTTCAAAAACGGAGACTTCTATGTTCACTGACGAGCAACTGGCGCAGATGCGCAAAACCTACGGCTTGGCCGACGATGCTGACGCTGATGCTATCATGGCGGCAATGGATGCGGCAAATGCTGCTGACGAGCCAACGGCAGAAGAAAAGGCCGCTGCTGAAAAGGCTGCCAAAGAGCTTGAGGCCAAAGAGCTTGAGGCCAAGGAAGCTGAAGAAGCTGCTGCGGCATCCGGTAATGACAATGATTTTACTGCTGAAAGCCCTGACCCGACAAAATGGGTACCTCGTGCCGATTATGATGTGGTTGCTGAAAAGCAGGCTGCTGCTGAAACAGGTGACAGTGAAGCCACTGCCGAAGCAGATGTGAGTTCTGCCATTGAAACGGCGATTGCCTCTGGCCGTATTGCACCGTCTACTAAGGTGTACCACACTGCCAATTGCGCAACCAAAGGGGGCTTGGCTGCCTTCCAAAAAATGGTCAAAGCTTCACCGGAAATCGTTCCCAAGAAAGCTGCTGTGGCAACTGCCTCAAAAGACCTTGGTGCGACTGCACTGACATCTTTGCAGAAAAAGGTCTGTGCGCAAACTGGCGTGTCTGAAGCGGCCTACGCTAAAACCCTCGCAACTCAAAACTAATAGAAAAGGAGCTTAAAGTGCTCACGAACGACAAACAAATAAAATCACGTAACTATTCAATTCTTGCGCACCCCCTTGCAGCTGCAGCTGTCATTTTCAAAGGTGCATTGTGTGTGCTGGACGGCGATGACGATCTAGCACCGGGCACCTCTGCTGTTGGTTTGCGAGTGGTTGGTATCGCGAGACGTTATGTCTCCAATGAAAGCGGCATTGCTGGAGCTGAAGTCGGTGAGGTTCGCGTAGATGAAAGTCCACGCCTACTCAATGATTCGGTCACCCCCGTTACACGCGCCGATATCGGCTCTGATTGCTACATCCTCGATGATGAGACGGTCAGTGGCGACAACACAGGACGTTCCCGCGCCGGGACTGTTGTGGATGTTGATGCAAACGGCGTTTGGATTAAATTTTAGGAGACACCCATGACACAGATTTCACGCGAAGTATTCGATAACTTTCACATTGCCGTTAAGACCAGTTTTCAAGGTGCTTTTGACAATGTAGAAACTAACTACACAGAAATAGCCGAGGTTATCCCGTCCTCGGGCAAAGGTAACGCATATGACTGGCTCGGCGAAATTCCCGACATTCGTGAATGGATTGGATCTCGCGTTTTAAACGAGGTCGGCAAGCACGGTTACTATATCAAGAACAAAAAATATGAAGGCACCATTCGGGTCAACATTGACGATATCGACGACGGCGAGCTTGGTCAGTACGGTATTTTGTCCAAGGGCATTGGCAAGAAAGCCGCTAACTTCCCACAGGGTTTGGTGATGAAAACTCTCAAAGCTGGATTTACAGAGCTGTGTTATGATGGCCAGAATTTCTTTGACACTGATCACCCGGTTATGATCAATGATGAGGAAGTCGTGGTCTCCAACATGCAGGCTGGCGCAGAGGAGGCTTGGTACCTGCTCGACACAACCCAAATCATAAAACCAATTATTTTCCAAGAACGCTTAAAGCCTGTATTTTCTTCACTGGATACCGACGCTAGTACACTGGTATTTATGAACGACGAGTACGCATTTGGCTCCAAGCAACGTTGCAATACTGGCTATGGTTTTTGGCAAATGGCGTATGGCTCTAAGGATGTTCTAAACGAAGCCAACCTTAAAGCCGCACGGCTTGCTATGCGTCAATTGAAAAACAACGCAGGCGAAAGCTTGGGTATTGTTCCCACGGTTCTGGTTGTTGGTTCCAGCAATGAAGACACTGCCGAGCAGTTAATCAACGCTGATAAAATTGGCGGTGAGCACAATACGCTCAAGGGT